ACGGCCAATGGAGTTTGTTATTCTCGAGAACAGCGGGGATTCTTGCCTACATTGATGGAGAAGATGTATGGGGATCGTAGCAAATATAAAAAGCAGATGTTGAAGGTTCAGCAAGAGTTTGAGCAAGATAAGGGTAACAATGATCTGCGCAAAGAAATATCCCGTCTGAATAATATGCAGATGGCAGGAAAAATAGCACTTAATAGTTTGTATGGTAGTTTAGGTAATCCATATTCAAGATATTTTGATCTGCGGATGGCTGAAGGTATTACAACTTCTGGTCAGTTGTCTATTCGTTGGATAGCAAATAAGATCAACGCATTTATGAATAAGACTTTGAAGACTGAGAATAAAGACTACATCATAGCAATCGATACTGATAGTTGTTACCTTTCTCTCGAAGATCTAATCGAAAAGACTTGTCCAAATAAAACTACTGAACAAAAGATTAAGTATATGGACACCATCTGCGAAGATGTATTTCAGCCATTCATAGATAAAGGTTATCAAGAGTTGGCAGAGTATATGAATGCCTACCAGCAGAAGATGCAAATGAAAAGAGAAGTACTGGCAGACAAGGCAATCTGGACAGCAAAGAAAAGATATATCCTGAACGTACATAACTCTGAGGGTGTTCAATATGCCCAACCAAAACTAAAGGTGGTTGGACTTGAGGTGAACAAATCATCCACCCCTGCAATTATCCGCAAGAAACTAAAGGACACCATACAGGTTATCCTAAACAAAACAGAACCAGAGTTGCAGAAATATATCGCAGACTTCCGTGAAGAGTTCAATGCAATGCCGGTTGAGGTAATATCATTTCCCCGTGGTGTGAACAATCTGAAGCAATATACAGGTTCACCGATATATGCCAAGGCAACTCCCATTGCTGTGCGTGCTGCGTTATTGCATAATCACTACATAAAAAAACTTGGACTCACTAAACAATATCAACCTATACTTGAGAGATCCAAGATAAAGTTCGTATATCTGAATCCACAGAATCCATATCGTGAGGATGTTATTGGATATGTGGATCACCTTCCAAAAGAGTTTGGGTTGCATGAATTTATAGACTACGAAAAAATGTTTGATAAAGTGTATGTCGATGCTGTGAAAATTATTCTGGATGCGATTGGTTGGGATACTGAACACAGGTCATCACTGGAGGATTTCTTTGAATAACATATCCATCATCAAGACTGGAATAAACGTATCAAAAATACTGGCACAACTGAAACAGTATTCTGCAGATTGGGGTGCTCAGAAAAAGGTTGATGGAGTTGAGTCATTATTGGATCAGGGATTTCCAGATGTTGATGTGGGAGTACTACAACTCGTGATGGGTGGAGTTACAGATCCCACTCAATATGTCGGTGATACAGAGTTCTGCCACAAGACGCCAGCATATGATAGGCACACTGAGATAGTGGGATTTATGAAACGCAATTTCCGTGAGCATAAACGATGTGGGTTTCTATCATTGCCTATTGGTGGAATGGTTGGCAAGCATATTGATATTGGTTCGTACTATCAAACCAAGGATAGGTATCATTTGGCAATTGCCGGAACATACAAGTATATGGTTGGGAATGAATCTGTTATTGTTGAACCAGGCACACTGATGTGGTTTGATAATAAGTTGGAACATGGCACCGAGAATATCGGCGATTGTGTCAGAGTCACATTTGTATTCGATGTGCCGCATTCAAAATGGAATCCGAAATAAATTTGATGGAAATGATGAAATGAGGTATAATAGTATTATTGAGTAAATTATATGTACACTAAGGAGACACTGTGAGCTTATTAGATAAGATAAAAAAGAATAGTACCATAAAGGAATCTGCAATCCTATCAGAATCAAAGTTCTTCGCAAAGAAGGATATGATTACTACTTCCATTCCAGCAATCAATGTTGCATTGTCTGGTAGGTTGGATGGCGGATATGTTCCTGGTCTGACTATGTGGGCAGGTCCAAGCAAGCACTTCAAAACCTGTTTCAGTTTGATAATGGCAAAATCATATCTGGACAAGTATTCAGATGCAGTATTGCTATTCTATGATTCTGAATTTGGCACACCACAATCATACTTCACTTCATTCGGTATAGATACTGAGCGAGTTATCCACACTCCAATCACAGACGTAGAGCAATTGAAGTTTGATATTATGCAACAACTTGCTGGAGTTGAACGGTCAGATCACCTTATCATTGTCATTGATTCGATTGGTAACCTTGCTTCCAAGAAAGAAGTAGATGATGCAATTGAAGGTAAGAGCGTTGGCGATATGTCTCGAGCAAAACAAATGAAGAGTTTGTTCCGTATGGTAACACCACATCTGAATTTGAAAGATATTCCAATGGTGGTTGTGAATCATACTTACAAAGAGATTGGTTTATATCCCAAGGATATCGTTGGTGGTGGAACAGGTAGTTACTACTCCAGCGATAACATTTTTATTCTAGGTCGTCAGCAAGAAAAAGATGGCACTGAAGTTATTGGGTACAACTTCATCATCAATGTTGAGAAGTCCCGTTATGTTAGAGAGAAGTCAAAGATTCCAGTCACCGTGAAGTTTGATGGTGGTGTTTCTACTTGGTCTGGTCTGCTTGATATGGCACTTGAATCTGGGCATGTCGTAAAACCAAGCAATGGATGGTATGCCAGAGTTGACAGTGATGGTGTTGTTGAAGAAAAGAAATGGCGCATCAAGGATACAGATAGCAAAGAATTCTGGTTGCCATTGATTACCAAGTCATCATTTCCAAAGTGGGTTCAGGAAAGATATCAGGTTGGTACTGGTGAAATTATGACTGACGATTCACTTGAACAAGCATTATCGGAGATTGCAGATTGATTACAGACGAAGAATTGCTTTTGAAAGTTACTGAGATGGAGGAGAAGATGGGTTCTCTTCCATCTCCGGAGCACGAACCATTGCGATTCGCATATGTCGTTAAGATGTATAATTTTTATAAGAATAGATCAAATGATGAACAATCCACTACTACGACCACACAAGACAGTTGAGAAAGAAGTCAACGGGCAGAAGATATTTGCACTTGAGTTGACGGAAATTCCATATTCGGGTATAATATTCTCTTACAATAAGGTTTCCTTTACTGAAGATGAAAAGAACGACACACTCAAGATCCACTTTGATTATGAAGTGCACCGTCATAATGAACAAGACTATGACATATTTGAGTTTGAGCAATACCTTGGTGACTTCCTCCAAGAGTTGATTAGACATGGCGTAACAGAAAATAACTTAGTGTACACTGGCGGAACTGATGACTATAGAGAAAACGATATTAGCGAATTTGATCTACAATGAAACATTTTCACGGAAGGTTATTCCTTTCCTGAAGAAGCAATACTTCTCTACCAATGAAGGTATTGTTACAGAAACCATACTCAAATTCTTCCATGAATATAATAGACTCATAACAAAAGAAATTCTCAACATAGAACTCAGCAACAGACGAGATCTAAATGAATCACAATACAAAGAAGTAAAGAAACTTGTTGAAGACTTAGTCATAGCAGAACCAATGAATGATATTTGGTTACTGGATGAGACTGAAAAGTTTTGTAAGCAAAGATCAGTTTACAATGCCATTATGGACTCTATCAAGATCATTGATGGTAAGGGCACTGATAAGAATCAAGACGCAATTCCGGCAATGTTATCTGAGGCACTTGGTATATGCTTTGATAGTCATGTTGGTCACGATTATATCGAGGATGCTGATAGTAGGTTCGAGTTCTACCATAGAGTGGAAGAAAAGGTTGCCTTGGATCTGGATATGTTCAACAAGATCACCAAGGGTGGTTTTAGCAACAAGTCTCTCAACGTAATCCTTGCAGGTACGGCCGTGGGGAAATCTTTGTTTATGTGTCATGTGGCAGCATCAACTCTAATGCAAGGTAAGAATGTACTTTACATAACAATGGAAATGGCAGAGGAGCGCATTGCCGAACGGATCGATGCAAACCTATTGAATGTTACCATTGATGATCTGCGAACCATTGACAAGGCAATATTTGATACACGGATAAACAAACTAAGCAAGAAAACGCAGGGTAAACTAATCATCAAGGAATATCCAACTGCATCTGCACACTCTGGACACTTCCGTGCACTGATCGAAGAATTGAGAATCAAACGAGATTTTGTTCCAGACATTATAATGATTGACTACCTGAACATATGTGCATCTGCCCGAATGAAACTTGGGGCCAGTGTAAATTCATACACCTATATCAAATCAATTGCAGAAGAGTTGCGTGGACTTGCAGTTGAACATAACCTTCCTATCCTAACGGCCACACAAACTACCAGATCTGGATTTACGAATACTGATTTGGGATTAGAGGATACTAGTGAATCATTTGGGTTACCTGCGGCCGCAGATCTTATGTTTGCCTTGATCTCCACCGAGGAACTGGAAGCACTGGGGCAGATTATGGTGAAGCAATTGAAGAATAGGTATTCAGATCTAAATTATTACAAGAGGTTCGTGATTGGAGTTGATAGAGCAAAGATGAAGTTATTTGACGTAGAAGCATCTGCGCAAAGTAATATCTCAGATAAAGGTACACAGGATAAAGATAAACCAGCATTTGATAACAGTGAGTTTGGAAAACGTCTACCCACTGAAGGATTTGATGATTTCAAGTTTTAATCGATAACCCCACTATCTCCTTGAATATCCACGTAAGTATTGTTTTTACGTGGATATTCCCTATGTTTAGGCAGAACAATGCATTATTATAAATATATGAGATCATCATTGTTTTAGGAGTGCTACATGCATAAC